ACCAATTCTCACAGATTGTTTATTTAAGGATAACCTTATCCTCTGCAGATACCAGCAAGTATCTTCCAATCCTGCGATCCCTAGAAATAGCTTTCTATACTGGCAAGAACTTCTATAGCGATAATTCAGGATACTATGTATCTTCCGCATATGACTATGCTTTGCCAAAGTTCAATAGCAAGACCCTTTCTTATAATAAATACAATGGGCTTGTCATGTATGACGGACATGGATTCTCATTGAATTCTATTCCCGCCGTTTCTTGCATAGAGATGATATACACCCCACAGTATAATCAGAATGTCTTATTCTCAGGAGCTACTAAAAAGTACGAGTGGGATAATGCGGGGCTAATAACAAAGACAGGGATCTCCTCAATTTATGTCAATGGCATAGATAGGACGGCGGAAACAAATGTCTGGAACTTCCTAGTAGTAGATACACCACATCATATTGTAATAAATCTAACATCATCTGATACAAGCATCAAATTTAATCAGAATCAGAATGACACCAAATCGGGGATTGGGCATATGTATAATAACGTAGCCGTATATGAGACCACCTTATCCGTAAATAGAATTCTAAACCATTACCTGCTTTATACGGGGAATACGGTAAATCAGATCAATGACACTTCATTTTCACTAATAGAGTCATCTTCTGGTGACGATTCCACCCCGTTCTTTCTAACAGTGGTAGAGCCAGAGTCAGTTAGCCTTTAATTGTGTCCAACCAGTGTGCAAACTCTGGACTTTGACACGAAATAATGGTATGATTTAGTTCTATGGATATGAGTAAAGCTAAATATAAAATTAATGACGAAGAGTCAATTCTAGGCATATATGTCTGGGAAATGCCAGACGGCAGATGGATTGGAGATGACGATGGCAACTTTCTTTCGGTCACGTCCAAAAAAGGCAATAGATCCAACATCGATGCTTTGGCTAGAGAAGTTCGCTCATTCGGTATATATGAAGGCGGGCCTAAATTTCTTTCAGCAAGACGCAAAATTGATGACGAAGAATTTGAGCACCAACAGCAAAGACTCAACTGGGGACTAATCCCTGATCCATATGATATTGGTAACTATAAGGACGAAATGAAGAAACTAGGTGGTTTAAGATGACAGTAGAATTTCTTAACGAAAACAACTCAGAAAACATTATTGATATATCAAATACAGCGGACTGGTTCTCTTTTAAGAAAGATGAAAAAAGCAATGACCCATTTGCAGTAAACCTTGAAGAGCTAAAAAAGGTTAGAGGTCTAGGATCTGCATTTAAGCGTAGAATTAATAGAGAGTTCTCAAAGTCATTTACTGGCATTGAAGAAACGGGAACACAGCAAAACCTACTTGCACAAGCAATTAGTGGATATGCTATGTTTGACCTTATTGAGCCTCCATATAACCAAGAGTATCTTTCAAAGGTGTATGAGATTTCAACATATAACTATGCAGCAATTAATGCCAAGGTCGCCAATATTGTTGGCCTAGGATATGACTTTGTTGAGACAAAGAAAACAAACGATGCCTTTGATTCTATTACAGATGATAAGCAATTAGAAAGAGCCCGTAGAAAGTTAAACAAACTACGCCAGGACATGCATGCTTGGCTAGACACAACGAATGCTGAAGACACATTTACGCAGACTTTGATTAAGGTCTACACAGACCTAGAAGCAACAGGAAATGGTTATCTTGAAGTAGGTAGAACAACAGGCGGAAACATTGGATATATTGGACATATTCCAGCAAAGACAATGCGTGTTCGTAGACTAAGAGATGGCTTTATTCAGTTGCTATACGGCAAGGCTGTATTCTTTAATAACTTCGGAGACACTGAAACAGAGAATCCAATTGCTGGGCAAGAAGATCGCCCAAATGAGATTATTCATTTTAAGAAGTATACTCCTATGAATAACTATTATGGTATCCCAGATATTATCGCTGCACAGGTAGCACTTGCAGGTAATGAATTATCTGGTCGATATAACCTAGACTACTTTGAAAACAAAGCGGTCCCAAGATATATTATTACAGTAAAGGGAGCAAAGCTTTCTCCAGAGTCAGAGCGTAAATTGCTTGAGTTTTTCCAAGTTGGATTAAAGGGAAAAAACCACAGGTCTCTATATGTTCCGCTTCCAGCAGATAGCCCAGACTCAAAGGTTGAATTTAAAATGGAACCAATTGAGGCGGGAAACCAAGAGGGTTCATTTGAGAAGTATCGTAAATCAAATAGAGACGAAATTCTATTAGCCCACCGTGTGCCAATTAATAAAATTGGAACTCCAGAGGGTGTAAATTTAGCGGTTGCCCGTGATGCAGACAAGACATTTAAAGAGCAAGTTTGCCGTCCAGCCCAGATGACACTTGAAAAGAAAATAAATGCAATATTTGAAGAAAAGACTGATGCCCTAACTTTGAAGTTTAATGAATTGACTTTGACCGATGAGGATACCCAGTCTAAAATTGATGAAAGATATTTGCGTATGCAGGTAATTACCCCTAATGAAGTTAGAATTAGAAAGGGTATGATTCCACTTGATGGCGGAGACGACATGGTCGATTTAAAAGGACAAGACGCCGCAGAGCAAAGAGCTCAAGCAGGAAATACAAGACAAAGATCTCAAGACCGTCAGGCAGCCGCCCCCGATGTTGATGGGGAAGGCAGAAATGCTAAAGGCGACGGAAGACAGGTTGACTAAGTCCACTCAACTGTTATTTGCTTTATAGTCTATAACACTATAAAATTAAGCATATGAACATTGAAAAGTCTTTATGGACCAGTAACGGCAACGTTATTAATTTGTCGGTTCCTTTTACTAAAGTTAACCGTGAAAAGAGAACCGTATCTGGATTCGCAACCCTAGACAATGTTGATCAGACTGGTGATGTTGTAACAGCAGAATCAAGTCTCAAGGCATTCGAAAATTTCCGTGGGAATATTCGTGAGATGCACGGATCAAATGCGGTAGGAAAGATGGTTTCTTTTAAACCAGAAACTTTCTACGACCCAAAGTCAAAAGAGTTCTTCAACGGAGTGTATGTCGATGCATACATCTCAAAGGGCGCACAAGACACCTGGGAGAAAGTTCTAGACGGAACTCTATCTGGATTCTCAATCGGCGGAAAGATTCTTGAGTCAGACAATGAAGTTAACAAGGCGAATGGCAAGACCGTAAGATTTATCAAGAACTATGAACTAATTGAACTTTCTATTGTTGATTCACCAGCAAATGAACTTTGTAACATTCTTTCTATCCAGAAGGTCAATGGACAATACATTGCAAAGGGAATTGCAGTAGGAGTAGTAACTGAAAATATATTTTACTGTGCAGACAGTGATTCTGTTTTTATCTCAACAGATAAAACATATGACTCTCCAGTATCTGGAAAGCCAGCAGAGTTAATCGGATGGGTTGAAAGCTCAGATGTTAACAAAGCAAAAGAGATAGATAAGATTCTTGATGCATACAAGCATTCAAGATTTACGTTGCCTGAAACACAAACAATTGCAAAACAGGCAAACGCAGAAGGAGGTAATGAAATGTCAGATAATACAGAAAACGTAGTTGTCGAAGATGTTGCAGTAGAGGCACCAGCCGAAGCAGAAACAACAGAAGCAGCCGTTGAAGATACAGCAGTTGTTGCAGAAGATGCAACTCCAGCTGAAGCTCCTGCAGATGCAGTAGCAGAAGACGTTCCTGCCGAGACTCTGGAAAAAGCAGCCGAAGTATCAGAAGATAAGGTTGATGAACCTGATTTTGCGAAGATGTTAGGCGATCTAAAAGGCTTTTTCTCAGAAACTCTAAACAAGGCATCTGAAGCAAATGCAGCACAAGTAACAACAATCCAAGAGACTGTTGAAACTTTCAGCAAGAGCGTAGATGCTAGAATTTCAGAGTTGGCAGAACAACACACAGCACTTTCAAGCGCTGTAAATAACATCAAGAACACGATTGATGGTGTACAAAAGCGTGTCGACGCAGTAGAATCAGAGACTGCAATCAAGAAGTCTTCAGATCTTGGCCGATCAGAAGAAGTAACAATCAAAAAATCTAAATGGAACGGTTCTTTCCTCGGTTCCGTAAACGAAATATTCAACTAAGGTAGGTATAAAATAATGAGCAATGAAACATTAGAAAAAGCAGTTGCAGCTGGAACTACAGCTACAGGCACATTTGCCTCAACAACTGGTGGAACAGGAACACACCGTGCATCAGAAGCTGGTAACGGTGGACTTCTTAACCCAGAACAATCAGCTCGCTTCCTTGACTATATGTTCGACGCAACCGTAATCGGTAAGGTCGCACGTACAGTTCGTATGAAGTCAGACACAGCCGAGATTGACCGTATGTCCGTTGGTGAGAAGCTTATGAAGCTTGCAACTGAGGCAGACGATACAGCATCTAACAATGCAGTAACTTTCTCAAAAATCTCTTTGACAACAAAGAAACTCCGCATGGACTGGGAGCTTTCAACAGAGTCTCTAGAAGACAACATCGAAGGTGCAGATCTAGAAGATCACATTGCACGTTTGATGGCAACACAAGCAGGTAACGACATTGAAGATGTTATCCTTAACGGAAACACAGCACTTGGTTCAGACGCACTTTACAAGTCATTTGATGGCGTTGTAAAGAAGGCAAAGACATCAGGTCGTGTCGTAGACGCAGCTGGAGCCGCAGTATCTCGTGATGTATTCAACAAGGCACTTAAGGCTATGCCACGTAAGTACAAGCAACGTCGTGGAGACCTTCGCTTCCTTGCTGGATCAAACTTGATTCAGGATTTCCTATATGCTAACAGCATTGGAACAAACCAGACAATTCCACAGGACATCGCTTCAAGCGTTATCCGTGGCGGAGTCGCACCACTAGGTGGACCAGCAGGATATGTGGCACCATTCGCATTCGGTATTCCGATTGTTGAAGTACCACTTCTTAACGAGACACAGACTGGTGATTACGCATCACCATCAGGATCACACGGAGACATTCACTTGTCATTCCCAAATAACGTAGTTATCGGAGTTAAGCGTGACGTAACAGTCTACCGCTTCTTCTGGCCACGTAAGGACTCAATCGAGTACACAATGTATACTCGTGTTGGCGTCCAGATCGAACAAGCTGACGCTTGGGTCGTTGTAAAGAACGTTAAGGTTGCTTCTTAATTAATTTAAGATAAAACCCTCGAAAGGCCCCCAATTAATTTTGGGGGCTTTTCATTTTAATTTATCAATGCTATAATTGAATAACCTAACAAAGGAGATAATATGTCATTCGAGACATTGAAAGTAGCAGAACTCAGAAAAATTGCAGAGGACTTTGCAGTTGATACTGATGGTATTAAGAGTAAGGCAGATATCGTTGCCACCCTTGCAGAAGAGGGAGTCACATGGTCTGTTTATCAAAAGACTATTAAGGACATCGAAGATTCGACAGATGAATTCAGCGAGAACGCAGAAGAGATTCTTCCAAGATTTGATCCAAATGCTCAGCCAGAAGACACAGTGCTAGTTAGAATGACTAGAGAAAACTTCAGGTATGATATTAATGGATTTACATTTACAAAAGAGCACCCGTTTATTGCAATGACAGAAGACAATGCTCAAGAAATTTTTGATAAGGAGGAGGGCTTTAGATTAGCAACTCCAAAGGAAGTTCAGGAGTATTACAACTAATCTAAGCCTATAACATGGCAGAGATATACGTAAACAGCAACTCACCAATTAGAACAAAGATCTATTGGGAGGGTGAACTAATAACACCTTCTAGCGTTGTAACAGCAAAGATTTATGACGTAACAAAAGATCCAACCAATGTCATACTACCGACAACTATATTGTCAACGATTAATGCAACGGCGGTAGAGACAGATATTGGTACCTATCAAATAGTGTTGCCATTTTCGTATTCGTCATATCCTAGAAACTTTAAGATTGTATGGCAGTATACAGTTTCAGGCGGGGCAGTAGGAACACATACCACATATGCTAATGTAGTATCTCCTTATATCAATATCAATGAACAGATAGATGATTTGAACTTTGGGGCAGACCCAAGCGATCCAAATTATAAGACATACGGAGATCTACAGGCAGCAGAAAGATATGCAAGAAAGATAGTAGAAGATTTTACAAATCAAGACTTTTATCTATACTCAGGAGAAGAATCAATCTATGGAGATGATTCAGATACACTTCCTCTTCCAGCTAAACTAAACAAGATATATAAGATCTACTCTAATGATATCTTGCTAGTGGACAATCTTGCTACTCCTAAAGTCAATAACTGGTTGTACGATCCAATTGTTTCAGAGACTGGATTCGGAGTAAGAGTAAACAGAACTAACCTATTGGATAATACGGTATATGTTGCAAATGGTTTAGTTCCGCCATCAATTAATGATACATTTAACGGTGTATTTTCTAAAAATATTAAGTACAAGATCGTAGGACAATTTGGATGGGAATCTGTTCCAGATAAGGTCCAGCTTGCTACAGTTGAACTGATGAAAGATTACTTCTCAAAGGACAAGGTCTGGAGAAATAAGTATATCAAATCAATCAAGACATTTGACTGGAGCTTTGAGTATAATGCATCGGCATCAAAGGGAACTGGCAATCTATATGTAGACCAGCTTCTTAATCCGTATGTTATTACTCAAATGGTTCTGATCTAATGTATGCCATTATTGATTCAGTCTTTCCTATGCTTATGGATGTCTATAAGCAATTCGATACACAGGATGAGTCGACAGGGGCTTTAAAAAAAGAGTGGCAGTTTACTAGAACAGTACCATGCAGTGCTAAAGGTACAGTAAGCAACTCATCTTCAAGAACGGCTGGAGACAAGCAAGTCTTTTCTAATAAATATTTAAATGATCAGGTCCTCCAAGTAAGAACTGCAACAAAGGTTACCTTTAGAGAAAAGATTACAAATATCAGAAATCTAGATGGCACCGTAATATGGGAAGAAATTAACTTTCCAAATAACACTCCGACAGTATTTGAAGTAATGGGTGTTGTTCCAATGACAGAACCACTAGGTGGAATTGTTGGATATAACGCCACTATAAAAAGATCGGAGAGTCAGGTAATTGGACAGTAGCGTAGCATTACTGCAAGCATCTAGCGGTCTAGAAAGATTGATGGCTGGATCAGTTCCAGGAGTAATCAAGGACAGCACAGTAGCCCAGATATCAGCATTCTTATACTATGAAGCTGCAGTCCTTTCTAAGCTGACATCAAATGCCGAATTTAAAAACTTATTTAAAACAACTATATTTAATCAAATAGAAAAAGACTTCGGTCAGTATGTAGATGCTCAGGCAAGAACAAAGCCTAAAAGCCTTCACCACGTATATGAGTGGAATAAGACAGGCAATCCCTCATTTAGATTATTTGATTTATATCTAATAGACACGGGCGGACTTTCATTTAGAATAGGTCGTGACTTTAAATTATCTAAATCAGCAGTTCCTTCTAAGAACAAAAAGCAAAAAAGAAAATATGTATTTAGTAATAAGGCTACCGTGATGGAAGAGGGAATGCCCGTAGTAATTCGCCCAAAGTCAGCAGAGCGCTTAGTATTTGAATTAGATGGTGCAACAGTCTTTATGCCTAAAGGAACCTCTGTGACCGTCAAGAGGCCTGGAGGCAGGGCGGCAACAAATCAGTTTGCTCTCACATATGGTAGATTTTTTGGCGGGCAACTAGTAAACTCTTCAATACGTTCATCTGGATTCCAAAGAATCTTCAATGCTAAGATAGCTAAAGCCCTAAATGTCCCAATTAATATTAAAAAAGTGCAGTATAGCTTCAGTGCTGGTAAAATAAGAATGCAGGCGGACGCAGCATTAAGTTCATCATTTGGAGGCTCACTATGACAGTAGATTATAAGATAGACGCAATGTTCGAGCTTCGCAAGTTCCTATGGACACAATTAAAGTCGACGGGAATGTTTAATCAGAACGATTATTACTCAGACAACCTTGGAACAGAGATAATCCCTATTGTTCCAGTCCAGCAATTGCCAGAAATGGATCAATTCCTAAATGGCAAGAAGCATATCGTATACGATAAGATCGGTTTATCATATGAGGAGAACTGGTTAATATGCTGTGAGAAGGTTTTGTTCACCATTTATTCAACAGATGTAACAGAAATCTATGAGATGAGAAACCTCATGACAGACCTTTTCAGAAGAATGGACGAATCTGCAAAGGATGTCAATGCCTCAAAAACTTCTAATAAATTAATTTTCCACAGTATTCATATCACAGAGACCTCTCCAATTGAGCCATCTCAAGAACTTCAGGGTTTCCTGTCAGCAGACGTAATACTAGAGGTCAAATACTCTAGAGTCACCGATAGACTAGGTAGATTTGCCTAGTTGCTTTTAAAGGCTTAATCCAGTAAAATTGGACATAAGAGGAAATGAGCCTAGCCAGCTTGATTTAAAGTAAGTCAATATATATATATTTATTTAACAGGAGGTTTTACAACATGGCACAAAACACAGGTAATGCTAGAAATATTCTTGTCGGTGCGTCACCACTATTCTTGTCAGTAGAAGATTCTACTACATCAGGATACGTAGAAAACTTGGTTCCAGGTACATCAGTATCAGGAGCAGTTGCACGTAACAAGACAGTTCCAGCATTTAAGAACGGTACAGCAGGCTCTGGAACACCAGTAGTCGGTTATGTAGCAGGTGAGTCATACATCACAACTCTTAACGGAGTAGATGTAGATAACGCAACATCATCAGCAACAACAGGTGCTGCATATCGTAACGTAGGATTTACAAACAATGGTCTTCAGATTACTTACAACCCATCATACGGTTCAGTAACAGTAGATCAGCTTCTTGATACAGCTAAGCTGTTCAAGGAAACAATGGAAGTTATGATTGCAACAGAAATGGCAGAAGGAACTCTTGAGAACGTTCTTGCCGTATTTGGTCAGTCACAATCAACTCTTACCGCAAATGGTAAGCAGCTAGGTCTTGCAGCAGGTGCACTAGGAGAAGCTCCAGTTGAGCGTCAGCTAGTTGCAATTGGACAGGCTCCAACAACTGCATCATCATCAAAGACAGAGCGTGTATATTATGCTCGTCGTGTTCTTTCTGTACAACAGTCACAGTTCTCTTTGGCTCGTAACGCAGCATCAACATTCCCAGTAACATTCCGTTTGCTTCCATCAGGAGCATCAGCAGACGCAGGCGCAGAATACGGTACAATCGTAGACCGCACCTGGCTATAATTAATATTAATTAATTAATAAAATTCCCCTCAAGTAATTGGGGGGTTTTTTATTGCCCTTATATTGTCAATATGATACAATAATTAAGACTAGATCCTAGGAGGATTAAATGGCAACAACAGTATACGATGTTGAAGAAATTCAGCTACAAAATGGCGCAACCGTTAAACTTAAGCCTTTAACAATTAAAGAGCTTCGCAAGTTTATGAAAGTCATTCAGAAGACACAAGAAGTAACATCAGAAGACGAAACACTCACGATTCTTATCGAAGCATGTGCAGTAGCCCTAGAAAAGCAATTGCCTGAGCTCGTAAAGGATAAAGACGCATTTGAAGATACACTTGACGTTCCAACAATCAACCGCATTCTTGAGATCTGCGGAGGAATTAAGATGGACGACCCAAACCTACTAGCGGCAGCAGTACTGGCTGGTCAGAACTAGATCTAGCCGCTTTAGAAGGGGAAGTATTTCTTTTAGGTAATTGGAAAAATTACGAAGAACTAGAAGATAATCTTTCAATGCCAGAGATGGTCCAGACTTTTAAGTCAATGCAAAAAACGGAATCAGAGAAAAGAAAGTTCTTAGCTTCGATTCAAGGTGTTGAGTTAAATGAAAGCAGTAACCAAAATAAGGAGGAGTCGTCTTTCGAAGATGTTAGAAGAAAAGCACTTGGAATCAACGCATCAGCAGATGATATTGTTGGACTACAAGGAGCATTTGCCAGCGAAGCTGGATTCGGCATTGGAGCAGGATTAGGATACTCTATAGAGTAACATATACATATGGCAGATAATTTAATCACCACCAATATTACCGCCAACGCAGACTTTACGGGCTTAAGAACCCAACTGGCTGCGACTACTGCCCAACTCTTAAAGTTACAAGAAGTTACAGCGGGAACTAACGCTAAGCTTGCAAATCAAATTGCAGTGATGAATAAGGCGTTTGCAACAACGCTTACATCAACAGGCCAGTTCTCGCAACACTTCGTATCCCTAACTTCAGATGTAGAAAAGTTTGGCAGAAATTTAGACAGAGGCAGACTAAAGCTAAATGACTACTACAACACATGGAGCGGGCATACAAAGAAGACTAGCAACCTAGTTAGAGACCTTGCAAAACAGCAGGTAATGCTTGAGCAAGCAATTATTCAGCCTGTTGGTAAAAATGCACAAGGCTTAATGCAGTACAACGTAATGGTTGCAAAAGGCTTAGATGAAGTAAAGAACAGAACGGCAATTGCAAGACAAGAGCTAGCCATCATGAACAAGGTTATGCTTGATGGATCTAATCAGCTTATTAACTGGGGTAAGAATACTCAGTGGGCAGGTCGTCAGTTAACAGTAGGATTAACAGTCCCACTCGTAGCATTTGGAGCAGCTGCACAAAAAGCTTTTAGAGCAGCAGACGAAGAGCTTGTCAGACTAACAAAAGTTTACGGAGGTCTATCTGCTGTATCTGCAACAGAACTTGCAAAGGTAAGAAAAGATGTTTCTGCTACAGCAAGAGAAATTGCAGGTGCTTATGGTATTGCATTTAAAGATACAATTGCACTTGCCGCAGATCTGGCCGCTACAGGACAAGAAGGCGAAAACCTTTTAAAGGCAACAAGAGAAACATCAAGACTTGCAATACTTGGAGAAGTAGATAGACAAGAAGCAATGAAGGCAACACTTGCTATTCAAAATGCTTTTAAGCAAAACACAGATGAGCTATCAGAATCAATTAACTTTCTTAACGCAGTTGAAAACCAAACATCTACCACCCTACAGGATCTAACTGAAGCTATTCCAAAAGCTGGTCCAGTTGTAAAATCTCTAGGAGGAGACGTACAAGACCTAGCACTTTATCTTACAGCCATGAAGGAAGGCGGAGTAAATGCATCTGAAGGTGCTAACGCAATTAAGTCTGCAATGGCATCTCTTATCAACCCAACAAAAGTTGCAAAAGAACTTTTCCTAGGATTTGGAATTGATCTAGATAGCATTGTAACTTCTAACGCAGGAAATTTAACAGGAACTATTATAGAGCTTCAGGGAGCTCTAGATAAGCTAGATCCTTTAAGTAAATCAAGAGCAATAGAACAGCTATTTGGTAAGTTTCAGTATGCAAGACTCTCGGCGCTTTTTGAAAACATAGGCAGAGAAGGTTCTCAAACTTTACAGGTTATGGAGTTGATGGGAGCTAGCGCAACAGATCTAGCAGGTATTGCTGAACGAGAATTAGGAATGCTAACAGAGTCAGCATCTGGAAAATTCAAAAGAGCGCTTGCTTCTGTTCAAGCAGACCTTGCGGTTGTTGGAGAACAATTTTTAAGAATTAGCACAAAGATTTTAGAAGTAGTAGATGGCATTATTAAATTTTTCCAAAAACTTCCAGAGCCAGTTAAAACTTTCTTAAATGTTTTAGGAGGAATAACAGCAGTATCAGGGCCAATCATTATGTTGGCTGGTGTAATGGGTAACTTCATTGGATATGTTATCAAGGGAATTTTTCATCTAAGACAATTAGTTCGAGGCGGCCAAGGTTTTAAACTTCTTACCCCAGAGATCATGGCAGCAGATGCTGCAGCAAAGGGTCTTGCAACATCATTTTATTCAGATACAGAAGCAGCAGTAGTTTTAACAAATGCAGTAAATACACTTGCGGCATCATTTGATACTCTGCAGATAAAAGCAGATGCAGCTAAAGTTTCTGTGCAGCCAGCAATTTCAACAGTTGCAGGAGGAGTAATAGCAGCGGGAACTCCAGGCGGGCAAAGATTTGTAGATAAGAATAACCCACTAGTTGGCGAAGCATACACAAGAGATATGTCTCATATGATTCCAGCTCAGACACAACAGCCAGGAACTATATTTGGAACAGTGCCAGGAGCGTCTCCAGTAAATATTAGAATTGGTAAAAATCCACAGGCTTACATGAATCAAGATCTTCCAAAGATTCCAGGTGTTACATCTGTAAATGGAATATCAACAGGTGTTGTTGCACAAGAAGCAGCAAAGTGGCATGCAATGACAGCGGCAATTGCAATGCAATCGGAAGCAGAAATTAAAGTATTAAAGGCTGAGGTTATGGCAACAGGCACAATTACCTCTGGCCTAGCAGATTCATATCAGGCATTGCTACCACAATTTTCTGAAATTACTCAACTTGCTGCATTAGAAACCGAAGCAATTGTTAAGCAGCTTCAGGCAAGCAAGATAACAGTAGATCAAGCAAGAGCAAAAGTAATACAGCTAAATGCAACAGTTGAGGCAATGCTTGCAGAAACAACTGCTGCAACTGCAACGGCAATGGGAAGAACGGCAAATCTAACTACAGTTCCATTTACATCTCAACCAGTGGTTGATCCAGTAAGCGGTAAATCAAATATGAAAGAGATGTTCCACAAAGGCTCAACAAAAAACCTTGTAGATAGAATTGCAAGAGCACTTGGTGGAGTTAGAACTTCAGGTGCAGGATATAGCATTCAAACAACAAAACCTAAATTTGCAAAAGGTGGCATCGTACCTGGAACAGGAAATACAGACACTTATCATACAACGGCTGAAGAAGGATCATTTGTAATTAACAAAGCAGGAACAGAAGCAAATATGCCAATTATTCAAAACCTACTTGGTGGAAGACCAGTATATAGGAATAGGGGCGGACAGGTTCCTGTTGTATTGACACCAGGAGAGGCTGTCATTCCAGCAGATATTGCTCAACGTGATCCAGGCTTAATGCTTCAATTAAATGGCGGACCAGGTAACACCTCTGGAATCGGAAGAGTAACTGGCGGTGGAGATCTAAAAGAAACACTAGAGGCCAAGAAGATAGCATTAGTTAACATTGCAGATATGCTTAACTCACCAAATTATTATGAAGAAAATAGAACTAGATATATATTAAATGCTGCATGGGGTATCAAGCAAGGTGGAGCCAAATCTAAAAATCCAATAACAAATGAACAAGCAGTTCAATATGCAGAAGAGATGTTTGAAAAGCATGTCAAGATGTCTGGCGGAAGACAAGCTAGATTTGATGATTTAGCTCAGGGTCCTATACAGAAAGCAATGCAAGATAGGCTTAGAAAAGATCATCCAGGCTTTAAATTATTATTAGATAAAAGACTTTCAGATGCTGTTATCAATGCAAAAGATGCTGCAGCAAAAACAAAAGCAGTAGATAAGATTAGAGAAAAGAGTCCTATATTAAATCCAAAAGAAAGATCAGAAATCTGGGATTTAATGAAAGGCAGAAGTGGCATAGATCAAAAAGCATTACTAGAAATTGATCCATTTTCTCCAAAGGCTGTGGACAGAGCTCACGGAATTCCGATTGGTTCACAAAGTAGACATGAAGTTGGTTACGCTGGA